AACTATAGAAGTAAGATCTTTTTTTATGTCTTTTTTTTGTATGCCTCCTTTTCTTTACACTGTAATTATACCATAGTATCATTGTGTTTACAACCTTTTTTTTCACTTTTTGTTCACGAATCGTGAATATAATAGCGGATATTTTCGTACTACACCGTGTTTTTGTCTACAAATCGTGAACAATTTACAAAATACAAAATATACAAAATACAAAATTTTTCGCCAATTACAAAATACAAAATACAAAATTTATTTTATTTCTTGACATTTTTTTCTTTTTGGAACACTTAAAATCTGCTTTAAATAAAGTATATTGTTAATTTTTTGTTCACAAATGAGTATTTAAGCAAAAAAAGCAATAAAAAAACCCATCAAACTACATTAGAACTTGATAGGTAAATGAAACTAGTAATAATAGTGTATATATCTTATTCTTATAGGGTTTGGAAGGCTATGTGGAGGACGTAGCTCCTCTTTTCTTCTTTCCCCCGAGGTCAAAGCCCCTCTTTATCTCCCTCGAACCTCTTTCCTATTATATATATGCCGAGGGACTTAGATATATCACTTTTTCAAAGATCAATCGTTTTAAAATATGCAAAATTACCTATAATATAGGCTCTGTACGGCTATTACAGAACCTTAAACCATACAATCTTCAAGATATAGAATTAATAAAGAATTTCTAAAGGAGTATGAAATGAAATATCTGCCTATTCATTCCAGTAGTAGTATATGACTACGTGATGACAATTTATGAACCAACTTAAACCAATTTTGTGTGTAAACATTATGGAACTTATCGTGTTTATTACGCATATTTGATTGTATGGACGTTTCTATATCTCTGAATTTACTTGTTTTGTTTCTTTTCCCCCGACCTCTGTTGCGATATAAGGCCACGTTTCACGCAAATCCTGTTGCGATTGTATCGGCTACTGCGAATTGGGGCGTTGTTGCGAATGGGGTGGCACTAAACTTTGTTGCGTTTGTAGTGCGTTATTTATTGCGATTTACCCGTTTTCTTTGCACGTAACCCATTCTAAGTTATTTACGCAATTATTTTCCTTATTGAAGTCAATGTGATTTACCTCAGGCTTGTTATCGGGATTAGGTATAAAAGCTTGTGCAACCAATCTATGTACCCTCATACATTTTTGTTTTCCGTTGGTTGTCAACCCTACACGCAAATATCCTTTTTCGTTCTTTCTTGGCTTCATTAATTTACCAGTTTTGTTATTTCTTACTTCCCCATAATTGCTTACAGAGTATATTCCGTCAAAACCTTCAATTAATTTCCACTCAACTTTTATATCAGAGGCATTCTCTTTTGACTTTGATATTTTATAATTTGCCATGCGTTCACTGTAAGTTCTTCTTGAAGCACGCATGATTTGCTTAAACTTACTGTAATTGCCATGGGCCTTTAAATTATTAATCATATCCTCTCTAGTTCGTACCTCTGTAATTTCCATCTTTTCCCTTTCTCCAATATTGCACTTACACCGTTATAATATCCTCAGGTCTCCCCGAGGCACTCAATTCTGAGTAAGTAGAAGTAAAAAAATGTCTCGTTAGAAAGTGGCAATATTTGGTCTTTTTAGGTACTTCCTAACTACATATATTATACCATTTTTAAGTGCGGACGTGTTAAAAAAATACGATAAAAAAAGGCTATTTGTTGTTAGCCTCTTTCTTTTCTCTTTCTAAATCTTGCAAGATCAATTGTCTTACGTAATCTGCCTTGCTTGGCACTGAATTTAACTTTTCTAGAATCTCTTTATTGTTCTTTGTAACGTATTTCAAGCAAATTTGACTTACGTTCTTTTTAGCATACTTATTGTTTGCTCTTAATCTTGCTTCACTGCTTTTTGCCATAGTTTACACCCCCTCTATTCCATAACATCAATGATATTTGACTTCGGCTGCCAAATACCTCGAACAAAAATAGCTTCTTCGTCCTCTGCTTCAACTTTATCGGTTTCGATAGTGGTTTCGTGGACGTTATTTCTGTAATATTCCACGTATTTTCCTAAATATTCAGGATTATCACAATACCTTCCGTTATGTCCGTAAACATAGCCATGTTCTTTTTCCCATTGTTCCTTAGTCATTTTCTTTTCCTCCTACTTTCTATTGCTTAATAACAGTTCTTTTCTTCCCATTCTGCGATTTCGTCTGCATCATCAATGATTTCGCCATCTTCGCAAACTAGCATTGTTTCTCTTGACCCATAATCGACAATCTGATAATTGTTAGGCAGTTCATCTGCCCATAAATCCACACCAAATAATTCAACATTGAAATCGTCTTTATATAATACGTTTGCTACTGCTTCTACGATTCCTGAATTTGTAAAACTGTGATACCCAATATGTACTTGCTTCATGTTATGCCCTCCTAAGTACCTAAGTACTTTTCTTTACACACATAGTATATCATACCATGATACCTATGTAAATAATTAATTTAATAAATTTTTAAATCCTTTTGCATAATAAAAAAGGCTATAAACATATTTATCGTTTTAAACGTGTTTTTAGCCTTTTCTTTATTTACCCTAACAAATACTCATCTCAATCTGTTTTGCTTGTTAGAATCACTTCTAGATGTGTTTAAATTGATTTTAAGAAGTTTTTCTTCTTTTTCTTCGCAAATTGTAGTCTTTATCAATCAAAATCTGAAATATCATTGTTCTGTCAACTAGATATTCAATTCCATCACTATTGAAACCAACGATCTTACACCACCACCTATTAAAAGTGTAAGGTTTGGTCAATACAATTTGCACTAATTCAGCTTCATCAAATAAAGCAGCCATAGCTACGTCACCTGCTCTTAGACCAATATTGCCATGGTAGTTAAACCATCCTCCGCAGGTTTCTTTAAAGTGCTCGTATTCTGTATCTCTTTTAGGCATTATACAATCCTTAAATAATTCCCATCTGAGTTAATAATGCACATTTTACTTCTTTTGCTTCTTGCCAATCTAATTGCTTGATATGCCACTTAACATTTTCTCTATTGATTGTTAAAATTTGCTCTGCCTTTGCCATTCCGTACTCATGTCCTGTATCAATCATTACATGGCATGGCAAATCTGTTCTTTTTAAATTGCTAGTAATTGGAATTACATTTACTGTTTTACTCCCTTTATTCTGAACATCGTTTGAAATAACGATACAAGGTCTCCTCTTATAAAGAATTGTATTACTATATTTTGGCAAATCACACCAATAAATGTTATTGTTTAGGATTTCCATAATGATAACCTCCTATCCTTCCTAATTTATCCTCTAAATTTCTGTTATGATGCTTCAACCCGTATATTTTCTATCTCTCTCGATTAAAGCCTGTTTAATTAATACCATATCGTCATATGCTTCATATAATCCGTTCTCTTTCAGAGCTTTTTCTTCGGTTGAATAAACACCTAATACATTACTTTCTTCTCCTAAAGAATCGTTTATGTAATGTATGCTTCCATCTACACTTGGACTAATTAATACTTGATTTACATTTAATAATGCTTTTCTATCTTGACTTCTAATCCACATACCTAGTACCCCTTCGCTAATCTTTCTTTATTGATCTCATTCTTGCGAATATATTCGTTATAGATTTCACCAAACGAATATCCTAAATGCAATCCTAATGCGATTACGTAAGCTAATACGTTATCATCTCGTGTTAAACTGATTACACAACTAAACGCATATGCCTGTCCTCGTCTTGATAACATCCTGTACCAAACTTGATTTCGTACATTAAAGCGAAATGAAGGACATCTGCGTATTCTTCAAATACCTTGGCCTTGTCTGTTGGTTCTTGCGTAAATTTCCACCAACACCAATCTGATTTCTGAGCGTGCATCAATTCGCCTAATTCATCAAACAATGCACTTTCTAGTTGAGTTTTAGAAACATAGTCAACATTATGTTTCTAAAATACTTCCGCATCATATGCTTTCTGTCTTTCAAGCATATCTTTAATTAATTCTGTACTTGTCATTTGGTTCTCCTTTTATAGCACAATGTTTTCAATCAATGCTCTTTTTTCAAGAACTGATAAATACAATCCCATGTATTTTTGTTGCTCTCTTAATAATTCAAGTGGGCAATCATGCTTAGTTACTTCTTTGCCTAACATTTCTTCTACTTCAATTTTGTTACAGAAATTCTTCAATTTCTCATATCTGATTTTTACTTGGTGATATTCTGCAATAAATCTTTCTTTGTAATCCTCAGAGTTCATTAACTCTACTGTTTCTTTTAATTCCATGTTGTTTTTCTCCTTTTTTTCTTTGATTTTTCTAATCTCAATTGATGATGGATAAAGGTTCAAAACTTCTTGATTAATTTCAAAAGATTCTTGTTTTCTAATCTTATCCATAACTTCTTTTTCTGAATCAGCTTCTACGATTTCTGATAATTTAGCGAATATATTCGCCTTAAATAAATATTTTGCCATGTTTTTACTCCTTTAAAACAAATTGTTTAATAAATCTTCGTGCATATTGTGGATGAATCATACTTCTTTGTGTTTGCACACTGTATTCACCTTTTTTGACCTTAGAAATTACTTTCTTAGGTACAAATTCAATAGGCTCAAAATCTAAGTTGTTTTGTACTTCACAATTAATGAACCAATATTGAGTCGGCTTCTCAAAATAATCTCCGTCCATTCTTCTATTTTTATCAATCATAGAAGGCTTTATGCACCAATAACTTGTTAAGTAATGAGGTTGCGTATATGGATTTTCAATAATCATCTGCAATCCTCTTTTTTCTGCTACAACAACTAACATACTGATTAATTCATATAACTCATGTAGTTCATCATGCAGCTTCATGCTATATTCTAATTTCTTTATATCATCCCAATTTTTCTGTTGCTGGGCTTGTCCTCTAAACCAAAGAGGAACTTTTGCTTCAAACCTTGTACAAGGAAAGAAAGCAATGATTAAATCGTCTTTCTTTATCCCGTCAAATATGGAAGGTTCGTTATGATACCCCCCCCCGAATCTCTTTGAACAAATCAATAACATAATCAGTTTGATTGAACTCATTTTGAATGTCGTAGTCATAAGCATTGATTCCTAGCTTTCTGAACTCATTCTTGAATGTTCCTGATTGTTCAAATAAACAATGTACTTTCATCTTCTTTTACTCCTATTTAAAACAATGTTTCTTGTTCATACTTTTTATTGTTATATGTGAAAACATTCTTGTTAATACTCTTTTCTTTACTATGTGTTTCATCTTCATCAAATTGAAACATGGGAGAAAACGGACTTGATTTCCTATAAAATCTTTTATCGTAAAAATCTTGTACACTAATACATCCCTCTTGCCTATTTGATGTAAATAATTGGTTACATTTGCAATCCCTGACACCACAATCAAATATTTCTTCATCAAGTTGCTCTTTAGCATATTCATTACCATATCTCTTTATCATTGCAGTGTTATTAAAAGTTGTGCTTTTATTTACTAGCCTATCCCCACAACAACATTTATTCGTTCCAATGTAGTGTAAGTCATTATCTGCGATAGAAAACGGTATGCCATGATCTTGAAAATATTCTATGAATGGTTTATACATTTCTAATCTGATTGAAGGTTTCAAATTTAGAAGTCCCATTTGTGTGAAGTCTTTTTTTTCTAAATTCAACTCATTTAGAATGAATTTTTTACATTGCTCGTTTTGTGGAACTATTTTAATTCCCTCCAACGTAAAGTTATCTGCATCTTTAAACATTTCTACAATTTTCAAGTTTGAGACGCCAGGGATAAATGGTTGTATTCTAATGCCGACTTTAAACCCTCTGTTTTTCAATTCTCTGTAAAATTTGTACCTATTCTCAATACTTGGAACATTTGGCTCAATGTTGGTATGGTTTTCAACGTTAGTGATGCTTAATTGAAATGCGTGCAAATCCGGTCTTATGTCACAATCATAAACAGTGTCGCTTTTTGTCGAAAATAATACGTGTATTCCATATTTATTTGTTACATCAAGCAATTGTTTTGTGATTTTAAGATTTTTCTCGCACGGTTGAAATGGGTCGCTCATCCCCCCCAATGCCATGTAATTCCATTGCTTATTAATGTTTCTAAAAAATTCGTATCATCAACGTTCTTATCATCAAAAACTTTTTTGAGCTTGTTTTTAACTTGAGTAACATTCGCAACTTGTATCTCTTTTCCATATTGCATTATCTTTCTGTTTTCTGCGAAACAATATTTGCACCCAAATGAGCACGTTTTATAAGAATCAATTCTTATTGGTAATCCACAAATTGCAAATTTACTACTTACATTAAGCCCATTAAATTTTTTGATGTCATTCATCTATCGTCACCACCATCAACATATTCTCCAATATAAATTTTTCCATTGATAACATACACATTCTTGTAGTTCTGCTTTGTTACCCCAAGAAAGTCTTTACCAGGCTTTTTAAAAGCTAGTTTTCCATCTCTCGTACAGTATTTGTATTTGTTAGAACTATCATCATCACACTTTTGAACACTGTACATAAGTTCATCATCATATCTTTTCGCAATCATCTAGAATGGCATCCCTTCGTCATTATCATAATGTTCTGGATAAGACTGATAATTTACTTGATTTGTAAATGGAACTGTTTGAGGTTGCTGCATCTGTTGTTGAGGTTGACACGATTGTTGATATGTCTGTTGACTTGCTTGTTGTTGATAAGCTTGTGTTTGTGGCATTGTCGCATTGTTTAAAGCTAATTCTACGTCCATTACATACACGCTAGTCTTATACACTTTCTGATTCTCTTTGTTCGTGTATGAGCTTTTTTGAAGCTTTCCATCAACTGCAATGTGTTGTCCTCTAAATCCATATTGATTAATATGTTCTGCATTTTCTCCCCACGCAGTGCAATCGAAGAAATATTTACGTTCTTGTCCGTCCTTCCCTTTTTCTTTAACTTCAATCGAGAAGTTACATAGGCTTTGTCCTGTAGCAGTTTTCTTTAAAGTGATATCACTACCGATTTCGCCTGATAAAATAACTCTGTTCATTTCTTTTCAACTCCTTTATACAAATTCAACACCTATTGAATTAGGTCTGATTCCTTCTATCATCTGATACATATGTGATTTAGAAATGAAATTCTTTCTAGCACACTCGGCAATTGAGCTATAGACTGTATCGCCTATTCTCACTTTCTTCTTGTTTCTCAACCCCTGAATCTGAGCTAGTTTGATAACTCTTAGGTTTTCGATTTTCATTTCGCCGTCCCAAACGATAGAATCATTCTTTTCTATTTCCCCAACAAAAGCTTTGTAGGCTTCAAACAATACATTCAAGTATCGTTTCCCTTCTTTAAAGTTCACTACAACTCTGTAAATTGATTCCGTTTCCTTTTTAGATTTCATTTCCTTTTGATTTCCTTTTAAATCAACAGAAACAACTCTTAAATAACTTGTAATGTAATATCTGATTCCTGTTTTACTTTCGCCGAGTAATTGGAATTGTTCCACATCTTCACTTGTCACTTTTCTTCTTTCTTCCTCATCCGTTTCAATAGGAAGAAGAATACATCCTTTATACGTTTCCTCGTTTCTCAACATCTTATGGAATTGAGCGTTTGTAATACCCAATTCATTCATTACATCTTTTGCGGTTACGATTCCACGTACAACTGATATATCGTTTTTATCCAACATATAATATTGCACTTGCTACCCCTCCTCTTTTTATCCGTTCATCAAATCGGCTATCCGCAATCTGAGGTTGAAAACACTGCTTTCACCAGTGCCAGCCAAAACTGATTTCCAACCCATTCTTGTGGTTCATGCTTCTTCGACAGACATCTACATACACTGTACAAACTGTATGCCCGAAGTTCCTGTCTCCACATGCGTTTGTTTTACTGTTTCGATGCACCTCACCGTACAATTTTTTATGGACTAGCCAGCTTCGTTCAAAAGGCGAAGCCCTTCTTGTTTGATATTCAAGGCTGCATTAATATCTCGATCATGCTCTGCACCACAGTGTGGACATGTCCATTTACGAATGCTTAAGTCTTTTGTTTCAGAGTTTATACATCCGCAAACGCTGCATGTCTGTGAGGATGGATACCATTTATCTACTTTTTGTAGGTATTTGCACCGTTCTGCCATTTTATAGTCAAGCATTGTGGTGAACATACCCCATCCATTATCAAGAGTAGCCTTGCCATTGCCGAAACCTTTGTTAGCAATTGCTTTCATATCCAAGTCTTCAATCAGTATGACATCATACGTATCTGCAAGATGTGTGCTCAGTTTTTGCAGATAATCAAGTCTTTGATTAGCAATGTGCTCATGCAGATTGTTGACTTTCTGAAGCTGCTTTGAATAGTTATGAGACTTGGTTTCTCCTTTTTTGCTTCCATGCTTGTTTCTTAGCTTTCGCTGCTCTTTCTTCAATTTACTTTGAGCAAGTCGAAACCAGTGTGGCATATCGGCTATATTGCCATTACTGTCTACATACAGTCCATCTGATTTGTAATCTAGACCTAGAGCTTGGTTTTCACTCACGGGTACAGGGACTACATCTTTTTCAATGATGTACGTAATAGAAACATAATACTTTCCATTCTTTTTTGACACCGTAGCCATCTTAAACTCGCAATCTTTTAGAATACGATTATCTGAACATCGCATCCATCCAAGGAAAGGAATCTTAACTCTACGATTCTTTGCATCATAGTCAATACTAGTTTTCTTTGTTGTAGTATAAGACTGTTTGCTTGTTCGTTTGCTGTGGAACTTTGGAAAGTTGGTTTTCTTCTTAAAGAACCCATCAAAAGCTTTATTGACTTGACGACAGGCGTACTTCAAAGCTTGCGAATCCGATTCTTTCAACCATGGAAGATATTCTTTCATGCATGGTAAAAGGTTTTGCATGTCATAATATGATAGATGTTCATTACGACGTTCATATACCTTCTTATTACGAGCTAGCATGTGATTATAAACATATCGGCATGAGCCAATAGTTTTGTCAATTTTCAAAGCCTGTTCTTTGTTTGGATAAATTCTCATTTTTAATGCTTTGACGATTTTCATAGCTCATACCTCCTTTTGTTTTTAATTTTCAACCTCTAATTGCGGTTATTCATCAAATCTCCCAACATCTTCATTCCTTCCTCCTTTTTTGGAGGTGCAGGCAATCGATCGTGTTGTTGATACATTTCCAAACTGATTTGACCTGAATTTAATAACTGTACTTCTTCTTCACAAATCTCTTTATACGCTTGCAAAAATCTATCTCGGTAATATTGCAAGTCTTTTTTATTACTCCACGCAATATCTCTTAACAGATAGCTCCCTCCGAGTGCTTTCTGAATGTTTCTAGGCAGTTTATCGTAGTTTACCTTACTAGTATGAGGGTCACACTTTGCGTTCCTTAAAACGATTTCCCAAGCCTCTCCACACTCTTTAGTTTTTCCAATAGCAGTTTTACTGATTCGTGCTTTTACTTGTGCTACATTTGGAGCAAACTCTCTTGTATCACTTTGAATGATTTGATTAACTGCATTTGCTACAACCAAGTATTCATAATCCTTGAAAGACACTTGCCAAAGTTTTAAATAGGCTTGTGTATCTTCTTGAGTCATATGTTTGTAAGTCATAGGATAATTGATTCTTAGCACTTGTAAGATTCTTTCAGTTTCTTCTAATGTCAAAATGCATACCCCTTTTCTTTTCTCGTCAATTGTCTTTGGCCGCCATTGTTATTGTTCTGCAACTTGTAGAATGTTAACCAATTGTGCATGATGCTCTGATTTACAATAGCAATCTTGGTAACATCACCTAATGCCAATTTATCTAATTCATTTAAAGATAACTTCATTGCTCTAACAGTCAAAGGCTTTCTTGCTTTATTTCTCATTTCAACAAAACCATGCAATGCATCTTGCAAATCTTTGTTTTCTGTATACTCTGCAATAACAGAATTAACACTTTCTTTTTTGTTATTTTTTTCTACATCTTTATTTTTGGGATGTAGTAATTCTTCTTTGGTACTATAAGTATTAATATCTTTAATAGAATTGTTATTTAATAGATTAATATTTTGTTCGGGATTTTTATCTGTAACGGGTTGGGAATTTTTTCCGTACCCTTCGGGAATTTTTTCCGTACCCTCAGTTTTTTTGTCCGTACCCTCAGTTTTTTTGTCCGTACTGATTAATTGATTGTACTTATCTGTTAGTTTGTATAAAGAGAACGTTCCACCTTGTTTAAGAGTTTCATGTTTCATGATTCCTGTTTCACATATCTTTTTCATGCGTCTAGATAACGTGTCTTTCTTCATATTCAAGATAGGTATATCTTCAATAACTCTAGAGTAATTAACCCATGCGTATGTTTTATCACCGACATTCATTTTTATCATTTTAGAGCTACTGTAAAAATCAACGAACCATCTAATAATTAACAAATCATCAACATCAAATCCTAACTCAAGAGCTTTTTCTTGGTTAAAACCTAAAATCGTGTATTTCACTCTTAACACCTCCTAACATTCTGTACCTATGTACTTTGTATGAAATACATAGGCGATACACATAGCACTCCAAATGTCGGCTTTAAATCCATAGAAATAACCAGGCTCTTTTTTTGTACCTTTTCCTTTGTTTGGAGTGTCTTTAGCGAACAAATCAATTAACGCTTGTCTAATAGTTGCGTCTGTCGCTTTCATAGAGTGGCATAGAAGCATTTTTTCTTCACTTCGGTATATTAATGCGGGTTCTATGTCGAAAGCTTCAAATTGCTCTAATAAGCGCCCTATAAAGTAACAAGTTTCAAATGTTGTTTGACCTACAGGCATACCGAAACTTTGTATTCCTTCAATCGCCACATAATCAATTGGATAATTCTCTGCTTTCCAATTTGAGATTTTATCTTGCAAATCTTTGTTTTCTGTATACTCTGCAATAACAGAATTAACTGTTTCTTTTTTTATATTTTTTTCTTTATATTCATTAGTATTTAATTCTTTAGTATTTTGTTTATTAGTACTTTGTTTATTAGTATTTATTTGTGGTTGATTTTCCGTGCACCGAACTTCCGTGCATTGAATATCCGTGCACCGATTTTCCGTACACGGTAATTTGTCATACGGTTTCTCGTAAATATCGTAGATATAGTCAAATCTTCCTGTCTCGTCTTGAACTCTAGTACGCTTTAAATATTTGTGTTCTTCAAGTTCTTTTAGTGCGGTTTGAACTGCTGCTTTATTTTCTTTTACGATTGCAACTAATCCATTTACTGAATAATCCCAATTACTAGGTAAAGAAAGCATCAAGCCAAGAAGTCCTTTTGCTTTTAGTGAGATTTCTTTATCTTGAAAGTGATAATTACTCATCACTGTAAATCCTTTAGCGTTATTTACTCTAATCTTCGCCATACTTCACACCTCCTAACATTCTGTACCTATGTACTTTGTATGAAATACATAGGCGATACACATAGCACTCCAAATGTCGGCTT